CCAAATCCGAATGGCCTCAGTCGAAGATATGCCAATACCCCAAGGGCCGGAGCCCCAGAAACCAGCACCCCAGCCGCTTTGCGGGGAAGCCGTTGCCACACCGGTTTGTACTTGGTACACGGCATAGACTGTGCCGCCACCTGCGGCTGTTGTGGATGAGGCTTTTGCCGTGGCTGTGTGGATGCCTGTTTGGCCAGAACCAACCGTGCTGATGGCTGTGCCGCCAGAAGTCAGTGACAACTGGAAGGTGTACCCCGATGTGTTGACCACATAGTAAGAAGTGCCCGCCACAAACGGGTCAGGCAGCATCCCAGTCGTGGTGAGAGACACCCTGACGTCATTGGCCAACTTGTACTGGGCCGTAAATACGGCGGGGTTTGCGATGGATATGGCAACCGTTGAAGTCAGCGGAATTGTGTATGTGGTGCCGCTTGCCAGTGTGAGCTGGTATTCACCAAGGATAGTGATGCCGCCTGCTGCTGTGCCGCCTGTGAAAATTACAAAGTCGCCATCAGAAAAGCCACCAGCCGCATCGGTTACCGTGACAGTGGACGACCCGCTGGTTGTGGCAAACGGATTTGTCAGCGTATTCAGATCGCGCACAGGCGTGATGTCGTAATACGCACCGCCGTTCTCAATGTAGAACTTCAGGTTTGTGCCCACGCCCAGCAGGTTTTGGAAGCCAAGCGTCACCCAGTTCCACAAAGACCGGCACACGCCCAAGAACGTGGCCGAAGAGATACGCTCCCAGCCGCCAATCTTTTCAGGCGTGCCTTGGCGGAACCGCACCTTATCGGATTCATACCAGCCACCCTCATTGGTGTACCTCGTGTTCTCACGATTTACACCGGGTTTCAGTAGAATTTTTTGTAATGGCATGGCGTCAGGCTACAAGTCCGGGGAGATACTGTGTTTTACCAGCTACCTTGGTCGCGGTCAATTCCTGCTTTTTCAAGTTATCTGGGTCGTATGACACATGAACCCAGCCGCTGTCAGGAATGCCGGGGGTGTAGAACTCCAGAATCAACTGGGTGTAGTCCAGATTATCCATGATCCACTGCGCCAAGTCAGCGTTTGCTACGCCGGGAATCTCTATATCGGCTGCTCGGCCAAGGCAATGGTCTGAGGACTTTGAGCCTCCGGTGGCTTGGTTGACGGCTGGAGCACGGAACCCTGAGTTCACCTTGACACCCTTGCCAAAGTGGTCACGCACAGGCTGGAGGACTTTCTCGCACAGCAAGCGCAGGTTCTCTGTCTCGGCTTCGCCGGGGGTGTTATCCAGATCATTGCGCAGTGCAGTGTCGGATTTGGTCAGTTCGTGGAGGGAGAAGTTAGCTGTCAATTGAGTCATTTCATTTTCCTCAAGGTTTCGTATTGGTCGATGCAGGCGTTGAGCTTGCGGATGGCTTGGTCTCCGTCGGTTGTGATTGCGATAAGAGCTTCAGCAACCGATCTGTCAAGTTCGGTTCTTGTTTCTCTGCTATCTCCGGAGGCAGCGGCGGCAGTACCGGCGCTTGATACGGCGCACTCGGTTTTAACAGGGATGAACAACCGACGCTCACCAGAGGCAATATCAGCACGAAGCTTGTTCTCCTTAACTTTTGCAACATTGTTGGCCTTTCTCAAAGTCTGTGCATATGTCTGGGCAACCTCACCCATACGTTGTTCTGTTTCCCGTGCCTTGGCATTCAGGGATGCAATTTCAATCTGTTGACGCTCGTACTCATTCTGTTCACCGCTGTAATACCCCGCGCCAAAACTGACCAGCACCGCCAAGACTATGCCAAGTATGACGTATGGATTTAACAAACTCATGGCTTGGGAGGCTCGTCGTTATCGTTAGCTTCGGCCTTGGCAGTTGCATTGGCAATGGCCTTGATCCCTGATCGGCCAGCTACCCCACCCAGAACGCCTGTGATGAACACCATGATGGTTGAGATTTGACTTGTGTAAATCTTGTCGATTGGGGCCATGCCGGACATAGGTTGGGTGACGTAGGTCACCGAGTACAGGAACATGGCCATCGCTCCGAGCAGGATGCTGACCAGCACCACAATCACGAAAGCCCAAACACGGACTTCAATCTCTTCGGCGGTCAGGCGGTTATTTGTTTTGTAGGCAACAGTAGGCATCACTTTTTCTCCTGTTCAGGTTTAACAAGTTGTTCGGGGCAAGTGCCAGTGGCAGTACAGATTGGTGGCTTGCACTCGGCGTTATTCCAGTTTGTTGGGTCTTGGCAGGCGTATCTAAAACGGTCATCACAACCGACCAGCAGCCCGCAGAGGATGCCAACGCAAACAGTCAGCGCCAGCAGTGAAAGTTCATGTTTTGTCATTCTTACGTCTCTCCTGTTCCATCTCACGCCTTAACTTTTCAAGCTTCTCAGTCTGCGCCTTCACTTCATGCTTGGCTTCCAGAATGTCCAAGTACAGCATTCCAAGCACTGGGAGCATGAGGGCAACCAACACACAAGCGGCAATCCATCCCATCACGTCTTCCCCAAACGACTCACGAACAGGAGCCACAACCACAGGTAAAGGAGGAATAGGATAGTCGCTACGAGATACGCCGACTTTGCTTGGAAGTTTCTTTTTTCCTCCCGTCGTTGCCATTGCTTGTACCTCTCCTGCGCCTCTTCCTTCAACCTTGCCTTCTCCTGCTCCTCCTGTATGACATCCCGCATCTCAAACACTTTGGAATACAGCGCCCCCATCTCGGGTGGCGATCTATACACCATCGTTTCCCTGATCGTCACTTCCAATGCCGCCATCTGGTCAATTGCCATCACTCGGTTGAGTGCGGCCTCCATCAAGTTGGCATTAGGATCGTAGACGCTCCGGCTCTTTTCCTCTTCTTCCCTGATATGGGCTGCAAGCTGCTCTTGAAGTTTAAAAAACTCAGTGAGCTGGCTGACCACATCTGCCATGACTTTGGTTTCGTCAACGGCAACGTACTTGGCCTTCTTTTTCGCCACAGGCTTGGGCGCTGGGGTGGAAGGCTTTTTGAACCAAGCAATGATTGGCCCAAGAAACCCCCCGACCTCCTGAACAATTCCAGCCACTTCGTCATAAGTCTCTTTGACCTCAACAAAGGATTCTTTGGCTTGCTTGTAAAGCTCACAACCCTCTTTGATAGCCGCAACACAGGCATTGGCCGCAAAGAGGATTGAGATCGGATCAATGCTTACTCCGCAGGTTCAGCAGCAGCCTTGGCTTCTTTTTGGATAGCCTCGATCAGTGGAAACACTTCCGTGTATGGGCGAGAGCCAAGGTATTGCAGGATGGCGTTTACAAGGTTGGTTGAGAGTTTGATTTCGTTCATGGGGTGCTCCAAGGCACTCCTGTGGCAGTAACTGGATTCTTCTGCGCTTCAATTTGTGCCGCCAAAGAAGCCTCAACAGCGTCCTTGTCCACCCCATTAGCCCAAATCCAACCCAAGACAGTTTCTTGTGTCAGGTCGGCATAGTCCACGGTGGGAGTGCCATCAGACCATGAGCAAGTGTTAACAATAGAGGCTGAATGCTCACCATCTACTGCTGTGGCTTGCCAGTGGGCAGTGGTTACAAATCCATCAGAGGTTTGACGGTCAAGTTGGGAGATTGTCCAAGTGGTGGTCATGCTTGCTCCAATGCTGTGATACGGGCGGTTAGGGTTGTGATGAGGGCTTGTTGTTCTTGTATGGCGGCAGTCAATGTGGCGACCAAGAAGCTGGTGTCGATGCCTTGGTACTTAGGCACGTCACGCTCACCCATCACAGCCTCGACTGCTGGCGTTAATTCGTTTCCTTCTTCGTCAAAAGTCGCTGGAACGGCAGGGCTGATCTCGTACTGCTGAATCTCAGTTGCGTCTTTCTCGCCAGTAACCGCATTAGGAACAATAGCTTGCAGTTCGTGTGCAATGAAACCTTCACCGTCCGAGCCGTCTGCTTTCCATGTATAGGTCACAGGATTGAGTGCTTGAACCTTTGCCAGCGCACCAGTCATGGGCTGGATATTTTCTTTCAGGCGGTAGTCGGAAGATGTGTTGAAGGCGGTTGCTGTATTGGTATAGTTTATAGACCCTACTTGAACGGCTGACCCCCCTCCGTTATAGTAAAACCTCATAGCATCTGTGCTACCGCTGAATGTTTTTCCAATATACATTAACCCAATGCCTGATGATTGGGCTATTTGCACTCCAGCCGTTCCTGTTGATGTTGGACTTACCGTAGTCCCCACCAGCAAATTCCCACTTGCATCCAGCGTCATTGCTTGGGTGAAGCTGATGTTGGCATCTGCCGAACCAGATGCGGCGATAGACCAAGTGTGTTGGATATTTCCTGAGTCACACACATACATCGCTGCACCAGCAGTAGCCTTATACTTCCATGCTGAGTTGTAGTAAGCGTTACTTATAACTCGAGTTTGACCCGCCCCTGTGGTGGTTGAAAAGACAGAACCAGCGCCAAAATCTAAAGCCTTACCAGAAACGCCACTCCAAGCACTAGGCGTAACACCAAGACCCATGTTGCCAGCGGAGTCAATACGGGCGCGTTCTGTTCTACTACCGCCGTTAGGCGTTGTTGAAAACGCTAAATAACCAGCGTAGTTTGCGTTAGTTGCGTTTTCCCTTAACCCAGCAATCCCAGCAATATCGGTAGTGTCGCCGTCCGAATTTCTATAAACTGCATCAAAGCGAATCAAACCACCAATGTCTGCCGAGACTGTTGGTGAGCAGTTTCTTAAGAAAAGCGTTCCGTTGGAGTTGCCAGCTATTGAGGTAAATGTTGGTGCAATAATTGTTCCGGTGTTATTTGCAACTGTTGTGTTTGTCCTACCAACCAGCAAATTCCCACTCGCATCCAGAGTCATTGCTTGGGTGAAGCTGATTGTGTTCCCTGCTGTGCCAGAGGGGGCTTGATACCACTTAAATACATTACCCTCCCATCCAGCAAGTCCAGCAGTTCCACTTTGAATATATTTATTAGTTCCGTCTGTGAACCAGTTATTCCCAAAATAGGTCGCAGTGCTTGCGGATGCAATAGACCCTTGAGCACCAAATTGAATTGCTTTATACGATGACCAAGCACTAGGCGTAACACCAAGACCCATGTTGCCCGATGCATCAAACCTTGCCGACTCCACACCACCTTCAGAGAAAGCAATAGTGTCAGCCGCAGGGAAGAAGATGCCTGTGTTGGTGTCGCCATCGTTTGTAATGGATGGTGCTGCGGCAGTGCCATCAGCAAACTCAACAGTCGTAAAGTTTCCAATCCCGTTTTGATTGGCTACCTTTACAAAGTCAGAGCCATTCCAAGCACAAAGAGCTTTCTCCCCCTTAACAATAGTTACACCAGTCGTTGGCCCCGCACCGCGAAGAACAATAGACTGCGTGCTACTAGAAGCATTGACAACAACATAAACTTTTGACTGTGCTGGCGCTGTAATGTTTCTGGTAGTAGTCCCACTTGCCGTCCACAAAAGAATCGCTGGCCGTGATGTATTAGATGCACCAGTTGTCGTGGTAAGAGTTACATCTGCATCGGCGCTAATTGTTGTAGTCCCAGCAATCGCTGAATCCAGCAGTGATGTGATGCTGTTATTTACTACGTCACCCCATGTACCAGATAGCTCCCCCGTAACTGGAAGTGCCAGACCCAATAGTGATGTATATGCTGTCGTCATGTTGTTACCTCAATTTCTTCCCAATTCGGGTTTTGCTCATTGGCAATCAGCGACCAGCCGGGAGTCTGCAAGTTGTTGATATTTTGCCAGTTTGCAATTTGATTGTCATCTATGATTTTCCAATAAACGGCGATCACACTTCCCACCTGTCCAGTTGCACTAACGCCTGTTGGTGACTTAAAAAAAGAAGCAGCTACACTACCTTCTTCGCCCAAGGCATTAACACCCGTTAACCCAACTACCGCACCGCCGTGCGTTATTGTTCCCACCGCTCCCGCCGCTCCAACCCCTGTCAAAGCCACAGAAAAAACAGGGCTAACTACGCCAACCGAACCAATCGCCTCATCCCCCGGCGCTGGAAAAAGCTCAGTGTAAATAACCGTGCCTACAGAACCCGTTGCCTCTACACCAACCAAAGCAACAAGCATTGAAATGGTAAGGCTACCAACCGAACCAGCCCCGTCTACACCCGTTAAAGCCTTAGAAGTGGTTGTTGTAACCGACCCCACGGCCCCGGTTGCTCCAGCCCCCGTTAAAGCTACAGACAAACTTGGCGTAAGAGATCCTACAGCCCCGGTTGCCTCATCCCCTGTGAGGATGGTTTCGCCGTTGCCCCAAGAACCTAAGCCCCAAGCACCAAGGCCCCATCCAGCCATGATCTTATGTTGTTGCTAAACGCAACAAGGCAGTCGATGTGGTGTTTGCAGGCATGGTCAAAGTGAAAGTACCCGCAGTAATGGTCTGTGAACCAAAAGTGTGGACGCTGACAGCCTTGTCGCTCTGTGTTGAGTTGTAGATCAACACTGCATCAAACGCCGTGGTCAAAGTTACCGTGGTGTATGTGATTGACGCAGAAGGTGTGACAAAAGCCACCCCCGCCGTTGCCGAAGAGTTTGTTGCCGTAGGAGAAGTTGCCATAGTCACCGCCACACCTCCAGCCGAATAACCCGCACCAGATACTTCGCCACTGACTGTGTACGCAGTCGTGGCTGCATCTACGGTGGCCGATGCTAGGTATAACGCTGCCTTGAAAGCGTCTGTAGCGCCTGATGCGCGTATGGGTGCAGTGCCAAAATTATGAGTCGCAGTCATCAACTCGCCCATAAACGAAGTACACATTGATTGCGTGTTTGCCACTTTAGTTCTCCTTTTAACCGATTGAGGCTGTTTCGCCACCAATAAAAATCAGTGGTTTCTTTAAAGTAACATGAGCAGAACGGTGAACAAGCTCGCCCTCTAGCCAGTATTCTGTCCACGTGGTTAGTTCATTTTCGGTGTCCACAGTACCCTCTCGCTTTTCCAGCAAAGATTCGTCCATCTCACCTTTGGTCGTGAATACAAGCGCCATTACGCAATCCTTATGATGGCTGTGGTATCAGTGGCCGCAGGGAACTGCACCACAAAAGTTGCCGTTGATGTTTTGTTTGCGCCAAAGTCAAGCACGCAAACTGCTGGGTTGGTCGTGCCGTTGTCCTTGTAGATCAGTGCTCCACGAGCCGTAAACGCGCCAGTCCATGAGGCATTGGCAAAAGACAAGTATGCGGTAGTGTTGGGTGCATTGCCGGTGGTGGGCACTTGGTTAATTACCAAAACCTCGCCGCCTGCCGTATATCCAGAAGCCACAACTTCGCCCGTAACCGTATAAGCGGCGGTAGTCGCATCAAGCGTGGCGTCATTGGTATAGAGTGCAATTTTAAATACGTCCGTTGTTCCTGTGCCGAAATCATACCCGCCGTCCAACAGGCCAGTGCGAAACACATTGCAGGTGTAATTTCCTGTGAATGCCATTTATCGCACCCCGTTGTTCTGAGCCAGAGGCGGAACTCTGAACTGGCCACTTCGGTATGCATCGCTACGCTCCAGACCATCACCCAAACGTTGAGCCAATGCAAGCGCTTCTTTGTACTTGCCGTCGTAGAGCTGCAACATGTCTGTCTCGCCCTTCATAAAGGTGTACGCCTCAACCAACGAACCATACAACAGCACAGAATCAAAGTTGTCACCCAGCCATGTCTGTCCAGAAGCAGCGGTGGTTATTGATACGGGGTAATAGTAATAGTGCAATTCAACGCTGTAGGTTGTATCCGGCGTTGGGCCAAGAATAAAACTCAATTCGTTGGTAATTGTTGGCGTTGGGCCTGCTGTTGTGGTTGGGCCAAACAGCGCGTAGTACTTGGGTGTCGCTGTGTCAGTAGCCTTGGGGTACGCCTGACGGATGAAGTTTACATCCTTGTTCAGCAAGAACTCTTGCCCATCCGCAGTCTCAACGGCCAAAGAAAAGGTTGACAAAAAGTCATCAGGGCACGCAAGGTACTTATTGTTGGCTGTCACTGTGCCTGTCATATTCTTGCGAAGAGACGGAAACTGCACAGTGTTGTAGATGCGTTGCTCCGCCTGCTGAATGAAACGATTAATCTGAGTAGTCGTACTCTCAGTCGATCCGTCAGCAAGCGTAATCGCCGGAAAATTATTTTCCGTATACGACTGTATTGCAACTACAAGCTCGGCGTAGGTCATGCCATTGGGCCCCGGGCCATTTTGCCTTTGGTCTGTGCTTTACCGCCGCGCACCACAATACCGGTGGTTTTCATCGGAGGGTAGTCATTGCTACGCACATTGGCCACAGAAACATTTGCTTCGCGCAGATATTCCTTGTTGGGTTGGTTGTATACGTCAACGGTAGGGATTGTTTTGGGTTGGTTGTATTCAGCCATCTTAGCCTCCGCGACCAGACGAGCGCTGGTTCATGATCTTGGCCATGTTGCGGCCATACTTCAGCATGTCGCTGTTGGTCTTGCCACCAGCGCGCATGTTTTTAACCGCAGCATCTGGGTGTGCGGCTTTCATGCCTTTAGCCATGTGTGCTTTAAGTGCTTTCTTTGCGTCCATGATCGACTCCTTATGTCGTTGCCACTGTAACTATACCGATTTCCACTGCGGAAACCAAGTCATTTGGGGTCAAACCTGCATCATTTGCCCGAGAGCCTCCGACCGGTGCCCAACCCCACTGAAATATCCGACTACCACCACCAACCACGCCCTGCGCATCAACACTGGGGCTGTTGGTCAGGACAACTTGCAAACCTGTGCGGCCAGAAACTTGGTAGCTCAGGTCGGGACGCGGATCGCGCACACCTTGGGGGTCATCCACCGGATACATGCCCAACTGCAACTGCGGCTGGTCAGGATCCCAACATTGGGGACACACCTTCAGGTCATAAACCTTGGTCTTGACGACGAGCTTTTGCAAGACCGTCAGCTTGAACCGAAACCCACACCGGTCGCACTCGGCAATCGAGTTTTTGCCAGAGGAAAACCTGTTTCCCATCAGCCGCCACCAATAAACATCTGTCTAGGCACAAGGCGCAAAGCTGCGCGTTCCTGATCTTCATCAGCCGCTGTCATCCACGCTTCGTCGTACTGGGCTTTGAGCACTTGCAGTCTGTCCATGCCACCGGGCACCTTCAAGGCGATGTAGTAGGCCAGTCCAGCCACCATACAGGGCACAAAACGGAAGGGCACATCCATCACATTGACACCGCTGCCTGCATCCTGCACCCGGCGCATGCGCCAATACACGAATTGGTATGTCTGGGAGCCATCAGGCGTTGGCCACATGGTCACGCGAGGCACGTTGTTGATGTAAATCTTGGCATTTGCACTGGCGGTGTGGGAAGCAGCAGTCGTGCCGTTCTGGCCACGGAAACAATCGCCCAAAGTGTTGCCGTCAATGTAGTTGTAGAAGATGGTTTCGCTGTCCAAGTTGATGTACCCGATTGCAGGCAGACCAATGACGTTGGACAAGACGATTGTGTTGGTTGTAGCGTCGATACTTGTGGCCAAAACCGCCGTGGTGGGCATGATTTGGCCGTCCAGACGCTGATACCAGACTTGAATTGGTCTGGCTTGCGTGATTTTGTTGGGGATGGTGGCGTAGGTGGACACGCTGATGCGTGTGATTGTCAAATCCGACTGTGTTGCGGCCACATTTGCCTGTGTTCGGATGACGTGATCAAGCAAATCGACAGTATCTGTGGGGATTGCGTAGGTGTTCAAGCCTTGAGTTAGGGTGATCGTGCCCTGCTCGAACGTCCACATGTTGATACCGCGATTTGCCCAGTCCGCAAACAGCAAATTAAGCGACCGGCGGGCAGTTTTGAGGTCATAACCCGTGCGCAACTCTGAACCAGCTCGCTCAAACGCCTCCTCCACCAGTTCGGTGAGGTCTAAAGTAAAGCCTGATTGTCCAGATGTTGTTGCCATTTTTTATCCAAATGTTGTTGGATTGTTTTCAAAATCTTATTTTTGGATTGTTTTCATAGTCTTCACGCGAAGGCATCATTTGGTGTGTCATACTACCTCTTCTGCTTGCGAAGTACTCATCATACGACGGTCTTTGCGGGGCTCCTCTATAAGGTGCGGTAAAGTTGTTTAAGTTTGGTTGCATATTTCTACCAAAACCACCTGAGTTAGCTAGACCAAGTAGGCCGCCTAAACCTCCCTGCAAACCACCTTGCGGCATTCCAAGACCATAAACACCAGCTTTTTGTCGTTGTTCGTTTTGCATCTCATCCGCGTCAAATTCTTCTCGGGTCTTGCGTTTGTAGCCTAATGCCATTGGCATAGGGCCGTTGATGTAATCTTCATAACTCTGCTTAGGGGCTTGTTGATTGGGGTATATAGGCCCCCTAGTCATATCCGCTACGGGTTCTGGCCTGACTCTTTGTGGGCTTGGAAGCGGAGTTACGGATGTATTGTATCTATTCTGCACACCCCGCATTTTGCCTTGCAAATCCTGCAATTGCTGGTACATCGGGGCTTTTTGCATGTACTCGTTCATCTGCCTGCTCAAGTCTTCGCCTTGTTTTTGATAGCCCAAAAACTCTTGATCTTGTGCAAGGTACTGGTCAGGGGTTGTTGGGAAAGGCGTATGACTGGTGTTGCCACCACCCATGCCGCCAAAGCCGCCCACCACTTGAGGCCGTTCCATGCCAAAGCCACCAAAGCCACCAAAGCCACCAAAGCCGCCAGGGCTCATGTATCCGTTTTCAGCGGTGCCGCCCATGCCCACCATCATTTGACCGCCACCCATTGGGCGTTGAGGTTGACCGCCAAAGCCCATACCACCCATAAATGGGTTCTGCATCTGGTTAGGGTTGTAGCCTCCGCCAAAGCCGCCTTGATTAATAGCCATGAAAGGGTTTTGCATTTGACCGCCATACCCGCCTTGCATGGGGTTAAAACCGCCACCAAATCCTTGATTGCCGCCAAAACCACCCATGTTATTCATGTAGACTTGTGCGTATGCAGGCATTTGCGGTTGGCCAAACCCACCACCAAACCCGCCGCCACTAGACTGCATAAAAGGGTTTTGCATCTGCTGTTGGGGCTGTTGGGATTGGTTATTTGACCCGCCAAACAAACTTTGCCCAAACGGGCTACGGGATGATCCAAACGCATTCATTTTGAAGCCTCAATTTGTTTTTGGATAAAAGAATGCATTATCTGTACCCCGCCGTTTTCTTTGCAATTGCCTTGGGTTGCGCCACAAACTGCTTGCCTTTGGCTTTACCCACCTGCTTGGCCTTGGTTGTCGCAGCATACTCTGCTGGCGACAAAGACTTGATGGCCGCTTCTGGCAAATAACGTTCGCCCGTTTTGCTGGAAGGCTTCCCTGACTTGGTACGCCATTTCTGGTCGCCCCAGTTTTTCAAGGATTGTTGCGGCGCTTTCAATCTCGGTAGCCCCCGCCCGCCGCCTTGTACTTCTTGGCAACAAGCTGCGCTTTACGGGCTGACCATTGACCTGCACCGGTGCCGTGTGTTGCCGCTGCCTTGACCTGAGACACAATCTTCTTGCGCAGGCTTGGCTTGGTGTAGTTCCCCGCCGCGTTGACTTTCCCACCCTCTTTGTATTGGGTGAAATCGGTGTCATCGCGGCGTGGAGTCTTCACGCCTTTGGGCATCTTTGAGGGATTGATGTCCCCCATACCACGGCTGGACATCATGTCAGCAGTAGGCTTTGCCGCCAGATTTCATGGTAACTATCTTGCCTCTGGTTTTACCTTGGGACTCGATGCCACCGCCTTTAGCGTAAGCCATGCCGCCTTTTGCCATCTTCTTCATACCGTCTTTGGCAGTGTCCATGCCTTTTTTCATCACAGGTTTGCCCATCTTAGAAGGCATCTCTGATTTTTTGCCTTTTGCCATGTCTTTTTTCTTGGCAATCATTTCCATGAAAGGGTTTGCTTTAGCCATATCACCACCTCTTTTAAAAGTTTTGCCTTTGTCGGCGTTTGAAAAATCCTTGCCCACAGACTGCGGGACTCCTACCTTCTTGGCAAACGATGGGTTGTGTGCCACCGCTTCCATGAAATTGTGCTGCTTCTTACTGCTGCTTGGCATCATCCGCCTTTGGCTTGAAGAAGCCGGTCAATCTTTTCTTCAAGCTTGTTAAACCGTTGGTCAATGTGGTCAGTAATGCGCTGAACTTCTGCTTTAGTAACGAAATCACGATGGCTTTCCTCTCGCGTTTTGTTGAGGAGAATGTCAAGCCGCTTGATTTCTTCGAACTTCTCTCGCACGAAGAACCAAAGCCCACCCAACAGGGCGGACAGTGCGGCTGACCAGATTGTGTTGATGTCCATTTAACACTTCCAAGCCCGTAGGCTTTTGTTAATCCTCGAATTTGGATCCTTGGCGGTTTTTTCGCTCGTCAATTTCTTCTTCATCCCTTCCATACGGGCGCAGAAGGAGTCGCGGCGTTTGCCGCCCTCTGGTTGCGGAGCTTTCAGCCCGGGCTTCCCCGGGTTCGCCTTGTTGTAGGAAGCCCGACCTTTGGCGTTCAAGCCGCCTTTCTCGGACTTCCCTTCCTTGCGTGTCCATGCTGGTGATTTAGCCATAGTAAATCTGCGCTGCGTCAATAGCGCTCATGTAGGCATAAACTCCATTTACTGCCAATACACCTTCGCCGGGAATAAGCGGAGCATTCTGGAACTCATCTGATGAGTGCGTTTCATAGGTTAACAGCCAACGATTTGCGCCGCTAACATAAACCGCTGCCGGAGAACCTGTGATAGTCCCAGTATTGATATCTGTGATCGTAAACGCATCTGCGGTTGTTACAGTGATGGCGTAATTGCCATCAGTAGCAGCGCCACCAGAACCGCCGTCAAAGTGAATGCCGACAACAGTGCCGGTTGTTAACCCATGCGCAGTTTTTGCAATCGTCACAGTCGTACCACTACGACCATAACTAACACTTGAAGTTACTGGGGCTACGGTTGTATCAAACAATACCAAAGTCCCGCTACCGCCATAAAAAGAAACGCCCTTTACACGGTTGCGTCCAAGCACAAAAAAACCGCTTTGGTTTAAATGTCCTTGTTTTACGTCATATTGCATCGTCATTTTGCTGCTCCAGTTCTGGTGCTTCTAACCTGTTTATGAGCATCTTGTACGCTTGGATCGTGGCCTGAGATTGAATCAAAAAGGTTTGGGCTTTCTGTGCTTCAGTCTCAAGGTCACGGATCTCAGTCTCCAAGAATTCCTTGGTGATCTGCATTATGAGTTGGTCGTAGTCAACATGATGTAGTACGCAGTACCTGCGCTGTCCACAATCTTCAACGAGTTTGTAGCTGCGCCTTGGGTGTTGGCCGTGACCATGCCTGATGGCACATTGAACAAGTTTGCAACAGTGCCTGTACCGCTGTTTGTAAAACGGATGAACGAAGCATTTGTCCAAGTACCGCCAGAAGCAAAGTCAGAATCAGCTTGGATAGCTGCAATTGTGCCGCCGGGGTTGGTAGAAGAACCACCCAAAGTAGCGCGAAGAGCGTTACCCGCGCCAGAAATAGTGCCGGAACCGTTGATGCTCAAGCTAACGTGTGCACCGTTGACAGTACCGCCAGTAGCTGCACCAGCGCCTGTGACTCGTGTCAGTGCGCGAATGGTTTCGCCAGAACCGGTGGAAGTAAATTCCAAACGGTTGTACGACAGGCGCGTATCGCCCGTGGTGGCTGAAGTCGTAGCGTAAAACTCGGATACGTTGCCAGCAGTGGTTTCAACAATAGGGCTAGCGGCTGTACCACCGATAAAACCATTGAGAGAAGAGACTGGGCCGGAGAAGGTGGTCAATGCCATGATTTTTTCCTTACATGCAAGTTAGGCGTATCTGTCTGCATGTCGTCAGCCGGGACTGTCAGATACACCGGAAAACCCCGGAATGGTTTGAATATACAGCAAAAGAAAAGGAGGCGCTAGCCCCCTTTTCTCAAGTCGCTTACGCGCCTGCTGAACCCCACATACCGAGAGGATCAGACCAGCCGAAGCTGTAACGCTCACGAGCTTTGTAACGGACGTTTCCAGTGTCAAAGTCTCCGTCCATTGAGTTAGCCAGAGGCATACGCTCGAAATGCTTCATGCCGTTTGGAACGTCGGTAATCAAATACCAGCCGTTTGTGTCGGTCAAGAAGT